TGCTTTGTACACTCACTTCTAACCATGCCAGATGGTACGCTAGTCGCTCCAACCTGGCCCGGCATTCAGCTGTCTGGTTCATTCAATACAAGTTCAACCAACTCCCGTATAAGGTGTTGGATAGCTCTATTAGTTGGTGCCCGTTGGTCTATAGCCATGGGAGACGACTGTGTGGAGGAATTTGTTAGTGAAGCGGAGGAGAAATATGCACAGTTGGGTCACAAACTTAAGATGTATGCTAAGAAGTCTGATTCTTTCAGCTTCTGCTCGCACCTCTTTTCCAAAGATGGAGCCTGGGCAGAGGATGGGACCAAGTCCCTTTATAATTTGTTAGAACAACAGAGCCTATCTCCAGAGCTTGTGTCTCAATTTACCTATGATCTTGGGAGTTCACCTCGCTTGGGTGAATTCCTCGCCTGTGTGGAACGCGTAAAAGCGGCCCGCCAGGAGAAGGGTGGGGGGGCGAAACTACTGAATTAATAAATTCAAAACATTCCGCAACCATGCCCAACAAGAACAAGAACAAGAACAAGTCGAACAACAGTAAAGCCACCAAGGCTCCCCGCAAGAGGAACAGGAACCGCCAAAACAATGTGTTAGCACCAATTGTGAGGATGGTCCAGGACCCATGCAAGGCAACCTTGGTCCCCGGACTTTACGGTGAAACTGAAGGCTACCTTACCAAGTTCCACAAGAGCACCAATGCTACATTAGGTCCCTGTGGATACATAGTTTGGTTTCCAGACATGATGGGGACTAGAGCAGCAAATGCTCCCAATCTGTCTGTATTCATGCCAACAGCTGGTGATCCAGACCTGATCCCCACGAACTCCGCAGCCAATCCTTACGGAACCGCTGCTGTGTTCACGGCGTCCACAACCGGGTCACAGATCGAGGAGCCAGCATACAATTTCATCGAGTCAGTTAGCAGTGCTTTCAGGACCCTGAGTGCCTGCATGTCCCTTAATTATACTGGACGTATGGATGCAACTCAGGGAGAGATTGCCGTCTTAACCGGAGTCCCCATTTCTGCCATGCTCTCTGGTCTTGATTATGCCCCTGTCACCGTGAATAGGTTATTCACCTATGCGGAGGGCACTCAGAGACTTTCCCTGGATGGACATGAAGCTAAATGGAGGCCTACTGACACTTCTCACAATTTCAAGCCCATGGGTGAGGCTAGGAGCCACTCAGCGATTCAGCACGCCGCGTTTCCAACCGAACCAACACCCCTAGGCCGGGCCTACCAGGCAGAGGCCATTGTCATCGCGTGGAGGTCATGTGCCGCGGATTTCCGCGCCACCTTGAACTTCATTCGAGGTCTTGAATGGATCCCCAAATCGAACGAGGGAATGGTCAATCCATCTCCTCTTTCAACCGGGTCACCATCAGTTTACTCAACAGTTACGAGGATTCTGGACCAGGCCCAACAGGGCTGGGACAGACTCCCCGCTGCTGCCAGAGATGGTGTGAGAAACATGGTGATTCAAACTGCTCAAGC